TCTGCCGCTGATGTTGCTGACAATGCCGATGTCTACATTGACACGGCTGACGGCACTTGCGACGACACCGCTGTCACGGGCGACCGTGTATGGCGTGCTAAATGGGCTTCTGCCGACGACACCGCCACCAATTTGGCGGACGTTGAGATTGCCCGCCCATTTGTCAATAACGGCTTGAATGCCGGGACGACCTAATGGGCCGTAAGGTTGCTATCGTGGCGAAGGGCGGCACGTCTGCCCTCGCCCCCTGGCAAGACGAAGAATGGGAAATCTGGGGCATGCCCTGGATTTCCTATCCTCGTGTAGACGTTCTTTTCGAACCTCACGAACACGATGCTTATGCGGACAATGAATTTGTAGATAGATGGAAATCTATCCTAATGCCGCAATACGAGGTGTTGCCGATCTATTGCCCTAAGAGCCGAGTTGATGAATTTGAGAACGGGCGAGAGCTTCCAATCGAAAAAATCAAGCATGCATGCAAATTTACCTATCTTGAGAATACAATCTGCTATCAGCTAGGCTTTGCCATGCTGCAAGACGATATAGACGAGATTTCCTTGTTCGGAATCCATATGAGGGGGCCAAGCGAATACGAGCACGAAAGAGCGTTTGTTATGTACGCTATTGGCGTTCTGGAGGGCAAAGGAATGAAAGTCAATATCGTTGACGGATCGCCTCTTTTTATGTCGCTTTGGGAGGCAGGACGCTACGGAGTTAATCAAAAGCGACGTGATTTTAGTATGTGGGGCGGCGCGGGCGCTGCGGTCCATATCCCTGTAAAAGAATAGGAGCAATCTAGAATGGCTATGACCATGCTGCCTACCGAGACACATAAGTTTTACGTCGATTTTGAGATGCGACCGCACGAGGATAGGAACGCCTCAATTGCTGCCGGGCATCCTGTTTTCGTCGATGTTGAATACGCTATCATTACCATGCCGGGAGGATCGCTTGTCGTTGACAAGATCGTCACCGACGAACTGCTTTACGAGTGGAAACATGGTGGGCGCGGCAAGCCACCTTCTAAATTTGCATTGAACGCCTATGAAGCATGGAAAGAAGGACGCGAGGCTCCGCTAGAAGGTACGGATTTGCGTAATTGGCCTGGGGTTACTCCGGCTCAGTTGAAGACGTGCATTGCTGCAAATATCAAGACCGTCGAGGACTTAGCGACCGCCAATGCTGAGGGGACTAAGCGGTTAGGCATGGGCGGCGTTGCTTTGGTTCAAAAGGCCAAGGCTTACCTTGAAAATGCCAACGACAATAAAGCAAGCGAGGCTATCTCCGCTCTTAAAACTGAGGTCGAGGCTCTTATGAAGGCGCTTGACAAGAAAGACGCTCAGATAAATGAGCTTATGGAACAGTTAACCGAACCGGATCAGCCGAAGCGCACAAGGCGCAAGCGCAACCCAGAAACAAGAGAGCTTGAATAAATACCCATTTTTATGTAATATAAGCTTACCGGAGCCATTGCGGCCCACCGCGTGAAGGCTTATCACAAGGGAACTGCAATGTCTTTGCTTACCATAATTCAAAACGCCAGCGACACCATAGGGCTAACACGTCCTAGCACGGTGATTAGTTCGACGGATGGCAACGTCAGGACTTTGCTTGCTTTGGCTAACACTGAGGGGCGGGAACTTCTAGAGCGGTATTCCTGGCCCGCAGCGCAACGTGAGGCGACTCACACGACGCTTGCGGCTGAGTTGCAGGGGGTAATGGCGACAATCGCCCCAGGCTACGCTTACATTATCAACGGAACGTTCTGGGATAGGTCACTAACGCAGCCTGTCACCGGGCCACTTTCGCCGCTAGAGTGGCAAGCACTGAAAGCCCGCACATCTACCGGCCCTTATGCTCAATATCGCATTCAAGGCGTTTCTCTGTACGCTTACCCTGCCCCACCGGCTGGTAATAGTTGGGCGTTTGAGTATATGTCTAGCTATTTCTGTCAATCGAGCGGCGGAACAGACCAAACCGCGTGGGCTGCGGACGATGATGTTGGATTGCTCGACGAAAACCTAATGATGCTTGGCGTCGTTTGGCGGTTCAAGAAAAAGAACGGCCTGGACTATTCCGAGGACTTCCGGGTCTACGAGCAGAAACTTGCGAACGAAACAGCGCGTGTAGGCGGTAAGAAAATCCTTGATATGTCCAGCGGCGGCGCTATCCAAACCACGGGGACTTATGTCCCTGAAGGAGATTGGAGTGTTTAGAAAATGCCAGACCCTCGCATGATAAACGTGCTCAGAGATGATCTATACCCAGGTGAGGACGCCTATTTCAAGAACAACCCGCACGTTGCAGGGATGGCGTCTGAATCCGGTCATGTTATCCTGAATCCATATTCTTCAGAAGAAGTGGACAAGGATGCGGTTTATAAAAATGAACTCGCACGCTTGTATATGCGCGGACAATTGCCTGGCCTTGGACAGGTGCGCCCAGGAAGTGACATTACACAAGAACAACTTAAAATGCTTCCGCCAGAGTATCAATCCGCCCCGGCCCAGGATCAGCGCGAAACAATAATTGCTAGGCAATTCAGCGGAGATGAAAGCGGAGGCGTTCCGACAGGGGACCAATTAGCGTTCATCAACGCAATGGCAAAAGCATTGATGGGGAATCAATAAATGCTACAGCCCCTCCAGAACAACGCAGCTAAAACGCAAACGGCAAGCAGCACCAGTGTTCCCGCTCCGGTCAAAGGGTGGAATGCAAAGGACAGCTTGGCGGATATGCCAGCGGATAGCGCAATTGCCGTAGAGAATATGTTCCCAAACCTGGAAGATGTTTCGTTACGTAAGGGGTTTGCTGAGTTTGCTACGGGCGTCGGGTCTGGCGCTGTTGAGACAGTCGCGGAATACGCCGGGCCAAGCACTCGCAAGCTGTTTGCATGTGGAGGCAATGCACTTTATGACGTTACAAGCGGTGGGGCCGCTTCCAGCGTGGCGACTGGTTTCACAAACGACCGGTGGCAACACACGATGTTCGGGACTGCGGGCGGCAACTTTCTTTACATGGTCAATGGCGCAGATAACCCGCGCTATTATGACGGTTCTAGCTGGACAGAACCAAGTTTAACTGGCGTTACAAAAACCGATATTATTGGATTGATGGCGCATCAAAGGCGATTGTTTTTCATATTTAGCGATTCTCTAGAGGTCGGTTATCTCCCGGTAGTTTCCGTCGCGGGTGCTGTATCAACCTTTGACCTTGGGGGGCTTTGCGATAAAGGCGGCTATCTTATGGCCTGCGGAAGCTGGACGAGGGATGGCGGGAGCGGTTCTGACGATATAGCAACTTTTGTAACAAGCGAAGGTCAGGTTATCCTTTATTCAGGTAACGACCCGTCAAGCGCAAGTGCATGGACGCTTGTAGGCGTGTTCAATATCGGCAAGCCTATCGGACGAAGGTGCTTAACGAAGGTTGGCGCGGAGCTTGTCGTAACGACGCAGGATGGCGCTATCCCGCTATCCATCTTCTTACCTGTTGACCGCATCCAATCGAACGTAAAAGCGCTATCCGATAACATCCAAAACGCATTTCTTTCGGCGGCGTCGTTGTATAAGACTAATTTTGGTTGGCAGTCTATACTTTACGTCCAGGCCTCATACGCCTTGTTCAACGTGCCTATTTCAACAACAAAAGCATACCAATATGTCGTGAACACGCAGACAGGCGCATGGTGTAAGTTCACCGGGCAAAACGCGGCTTGCTGGTCAATGTTCAATGACGGCCTTTATTTTGGCGCTCAGAGTGGCGGGAAGGTATATCAGGCTAACACCGGAACGGATGATGACGGCGCGGATATCGAATGGAAAATCAAGCCAGCGTTTAACTATTTCAAGAGCAAGGGGCGCAAGAAACTGTTCACAATGTGCCGCCCTCATTTCGTAACGAATGGCGCTCTTGCCGTGGCGATTGATTTGAATGTTGATTTTTCGGACATTAACCCGACGAGTATACCCACAAGCCCCCCAATCGGCGGAATGGTGTGGGGCGTGTCGAATTGGGGTGAGGCAAATTGGACCGGATCGTCAACCGTTGCGCCATGGATTACAGTGTATGGCATAGGTGATTGCGCGTCGCCAACAATACGAGGGGCCACAAGCGGGTATACGATTTCGTTTAGTGCTTACGACATGATTTGGCAAACAGGTAACGTTTTATGATTGGTGATAAATGACCAAACTTATTTTCGGACAAGACGATGCCTTAGCAAAGTGGGCGGAAACGAAATTCCCAGAATGCGCCCCTATTCCTAAGCCGTTCACTTCTATAGGATTTGCGTCAAGTGATGGGAGCGAAATCTTAGGGGTTGTCATTTACCATAATTTTAGGCATAATGACATTGAGGCAACTATAGTTACAGCGACCCCACGTTGGGCCACGCCAGGAAACATTAGAGCGATTCTACATTATCCGTTTGCTCAATTAGGTGTGGCAAGAATGACAGCAATCACAGCGAAATCAAACAAAAAAGCCCGGAAACTCCTTGGTGGGGTTGGCTTTAAGCTGGAAGGCACGCACCCGTTTGCCAAAGAGGATGGCACCGCCGCTTGCACATATGGAATATACAAGAAAACAGTTTTTGATAGGTGGCTAAATGCGTAAAAGCTCCCCTTCTCCCGCCCCCGCTCCTGATCCCGCAGCCACCGCAGCGGCGCAGGGTGCCGCGAACAGAGAAACCGCGATTGCTCAATCTCGGCTAAACCAGATCGAGGAAGTAACGCCTTTTGGCAAGTCCTATTATGAGCCTACCGGTGAGACACGCGACGACATTGACGTCATGCGCCGTGTCACCGAGTTGTCTCCCGAACAGCAGGCCATTGTTGACCAGCAAACGGAAATATCTAGGCAGCTAAACCAGCTTGCGGGAGAGCAGACGGGAAGGGTTAGCGACACCCTCTCAACGCCGTTTAGTTACGAGGGGATGCCCGCAGCGCCGGAGGCAAGCGAAGCGGCAAGGCAGCAGACAATTGATGCTGTTTATGGTCAAATGCAATCCCGCCTCGACCCTCGCTTCCAAGACGAGCAAACGGCACTTGAAACACAGCTTGCCAACCAAGGAATCGGTGTCGGCTCAGATGCTTATAACAAAGCTATGGAGAGTTTTGGACGCACTCGAAACGACGCTTACACCTCAGCTCTTAATCAGGCTATTACGTCGGGCGGGGCGGAGCAAAGCCGCTTGTTTGGTCTCGGTGGCTCGGCTAGAGAGAGGGCTATTCAAGAAGAAGCGTACCTTCGCAACTTGCCTCTTAATGATATTTCAACACTTATGGGAACTGCTCCCGGCGCGACAATGCCGCAGTTTGCTCCTATCCCTCAAACGGCGATTGCAAACACCGATATCATTGGTCCGACATATCAAAGCGCGGCGATAGGGCAGAATGCTTACAATCAGCAAATGGGAGCTAGGAACTCCCAAATGGGAGGGTTATTTGGATTGGGCGGGTCTGTATTAGGCGGCATGGCTCAAAGTGGCGGATTTAACAATATGTTCTCTGACCGCCGCGTAAAGCGCAACATTAAAAAGGTTGGCAAGTTAGATAACGGTCTAGACGTTTACTCTTACTCCTACGTATGGGGCGGACCGACTCAAATCGGTGTAATGGCTCAAGACGTTGAAAAGGTAAACCCGGCTGCTGTTTCAACGTTGAGTGGCGTTAAAATGGTCAACTATGCGGAGGCTGTTAAATGATTAAGTCCTACAAACCCTACTCAGCAGAGAAGACCACTAAGCCTTTAGGTGGTGAGGTTGCTACTGATAATACCGAGATGGCTTTGGCGTTGCTTAACAGGCCAGACCAAACAAGCCAAGCGGGGAATGAGGGCGGTGGTATGCCATCCATGAATCCTTCAATGTTTATGAAAAATGGCGGGATGTTTGGCGGGTCATCGTCTGGCGGCGCAACGTCTGGCGGGGCATCATCGTCAGGAGGGATGGGCGCTCTTGGTTCGGCAGCAGCTATCGCAGCGGCTATTGCAGCGACAAAGGGGTATGAGCATCGGAACCCTGACAGCACTTTCAGCAAGACATTTGGTCGGTTTAATGCGCCAACATTGAATCAAGTTAAAGCCGACCCAAAAACGGCACTAACCGGGATTTTAACCGGAGCATACCCGTTGATGTACGATAAAATGAACAGAGAAGCAAAGGCGGCTAAACCTGAGTGGGAAGAGTGGTTGGGGTATTAACATGGTTAATCGCGTTCAATTTTACGGCCAGGGGCCACTCCAAGCAATGCGCCAAGATGCGCGCACAAATCCGCGCTTGCAAATGGCCCAAGCTATGATGCAACAAGGCTCAAGTATTGCTCCTGTTCAATCGTGGCAGGAAGGGCTTTCTAGGATGCTTCAAAGCGGCGTTGGTGGCTATTTTGCTGGCAAGGAGCAAGAGAAACTGGATAAGCGCGAGAAAGCTTATAATGAAGCCATGAAACAGGCGCTTATGGGTGCTCAGGCTAAGCCGTGGGTCAACCCAGATACGGGACAGGTATCAAGCGCCCCGGCTGGCGGAAGGGCTGGATTTGCTTCCGCAGCAATGAGATCGGGCAATGCGGATATTATGCCTATGGCTTTGCAGGCGCAGCTAGACGCGCAATCGCAACAGGAAGAAATGAGGCGACAAGACGAGCTTTATAAACGCCAGATGGCCGATAAAGAGCAGATGTTTAACTTGCAAAACAAAGCCGCTGAAATGCGCGCTAAAGAAGCTCAACAATCACGCCTTGATTTCTTCAAAGCATCACAAGAATCGCAAGATAGGCGATTGATGGAACAGCGTCAGTTTGCTACTGAAACGGAGCAAAAAAAGGTTGATGCTAAAAATGCGGCACTAGAGAGAGAGACTGACAAGACGCTAGGCGCTTTTGACGAGGGGATGCGAGCCGTATCTAAAGCGTTTGGAGAAGCGACAACCGGGCCAGTCGTGGGAATGTTCCCAACAATATCAGAAGCAGGTCAAGACCTTAATTCTTCAGTTGCATCATTAGCCCCATTGCTTAAAGGGTTATTCAGGACGGCTGGAGAAGGAACGTTTACTGATAAAGATCAGGAATTGCTATTGGCAATGGTCCCAAATGAGAAGATGGACAAAGGACCAGCACAAAACGCAATCAATAGGATTTACAGCATTGTTTATCAAAAGATGGGCAGAGAGTTAAAGCCTGAAGACATTCCAAAAATCAAAACTGAAGATGGTGGTCTATCCCCTGACGAGCAAAAAGAGCGTGATGAACTCCGCAAGAGGTTGGGGCTATGACACCCCAAGAGGAACTTGCGGCCCTTCGTCGCTTGGCTGAATTAGAGGCTAAGGCGGGGGCGGAAAAGATTAATCAATCTGAGGCGTCCGGTCTTTTTGATGCTTTTACCCAAGGGGCGACGCTTGGTTTTGGTGACGAGGCAACAGGCTTTGAGGCGGGTATGTTGGGCCGCACCCCGGAGGGTGGATGGTTCGATTATTCAGGTTCGTTTGAGGATCGGTATAGGGCCGCCAGGGACGCAGAGCGGGCGCAGCAAAAGGAATATGGTAAACAAAGCCCAGGGCTGGCGACTACAGCGGAAATCGCCGGAGCTATCACTTCTCCC